AATTAAATCCTCTACCTCGTCAGCAATAAAGCCGTAACCTTTTTGATGCTTGGGATCGGCTTTCAGCTTATACGACACAGGCCGCAACTGCTTAACAAACTCAAGACCAAGGTCAGCGTCTGCAATTTCTTCTTTTAGGCGAACATCTGATGGGCTTGTTGTCTGTATTGTAAAAGTAACAGTGTTGCCTGATGCTGATGAGCCAACATAAGCACCAGCAATACCCGTAGACGTAGAGCCAAGAAAATTGATGACACCGCTACTAGGTGTTGCTGAACCACTATTAGCAGCCGCAGTAGTAAAAGCACCGCTTAGTGATACCCAACCGCTACCAGACAAATAGAAGTTAGAGCCGGGGGCTGTTGCAGTTAAGTCCCCGGAGGTCAAACTTAAAGACCCACCAAGAGACAAACTACCTGATGTGGTTACAGTGCCTGATAACGTAATGCCGGACACAGATCCTGTGCCACTAACAGAAGTGACAGTGCCACCTCCACCACCAGCAGGAGCAGCCCACTGACCGTCATTTCTTAAAAAGAGAGATGTGTTTCCAGTTGGAACAGCTATTGAATATCCGTTCCAAGCTATACGGCCAACCAACAATAAAGATATACCACCAGCATTGTTAACCGCTTCTAAAGCAGAGCCTGCTGAATTTGATGTGGTAAAAAATCCTCCCGTTTGACCACCTTGACCAACAACACCAATTCCCGGAACACCAAAACCATTATTTCCAATTCCAATCACGCCAATATTATACAAAGAGCCTGAAAATGAAAATGAATAACCTAAAACACCAGCCCTAACTTTCCCGGGTGCGTCTGTTACTGCTTGAGAAAAGGATGAATAGTCAATAGAGAAAGAAACGCCATTAATAACAACTGGAATAGCAGAAGGATTGGAACCAACAAAAACAGCATCACCGTCTGTGTTGATGTCGCCTTTAAACAAAGCATTGCCAGCAGTGTCAATAGTAAAGTTGGGTACACCAGATTTTGCACCGACAATACCGTTTTCAGTAATGGCAATACCAGAGCCGCTTGTCACAACGCCTGATGTGTTCCAAGCAATAGAGCCAACTTTGATTCCGCCCAAGTCTTGCGGGACGATTGTTCCCGTCAAAATGTTTGACGTTGTTTTGCTTACCTTGTCAGCAACGTCAATGTAAAGACCATTAACATCTGCTTGCAAATTGGCTACGTTACCTGACTCGCTGTTAACTGGCGACCAATTAAACGCACTGCTTGTTGGCGACCTTGCAGATGTGCCTAACTCATTGCCGACAACGTATGTGAAGTAATACGTTCCCGCCGACAATTGTAAATTTGTAAAGTCGTAGCTGGCTCCGTTAGTGGCACTTGTTCCTAGTGGAGTAGATGCTGTTTGCAGCACTTTCCATTCGTAAGCGGCAGGGCTTGCGCTAGTTGAGTAATACAACGTACCAAAGGTTACGCGACCAATTGCAGGGACTACTATTCGCACGACAAATGTTGCTGGCGTAGTCGATGGGCTGCTAGACACAACTGTTGGCGTTGAAAGCGCACTGAAGAAAATGGCGCTTGGAATGTCGCTGTTAGGCACTGGCGCATACTGAGTGATGCTGTAATCATCGTACACAGCCGCGCTGTATTCGTTCATTTCCAGCCTTGCACCCAAGCTACCGTCAGGCAAAGACGCTTCGTTTACCTTAACCACACGGAACAGTTTGTTGCTCCAACCGTAGTCTGCATTGGTTACGCTAACAACAGCGCCAGCATCAACTTGGATGCCGTAATAGGTTGTGCTGAAGCTAACAATGAGGTCTTCACGGGCTTGCTCAAGAATTCGGTTAGCAAGGTATTGCGCTTGCACAGAATCGTTGCACAGGTCATAGGTAACGCTATATTTGTTTGTTGGCTCGTTTGGATAAAGCAAACCTGATGGAGTAGCAATGTTGACAAAGTTAGGCTGATCCCTTGCGCCCTTGTCGGGAAACTTTGCCTCTACTTGGTTGATAGACTGCGTAATGTCTGTTGCACTAACCCGCACCTCGCCAATGATGTTGTCATCGTCAAAAGCGTAAACGGCTGTTTCTGATTTGTTAATGACAATAGACCACTGACCAAGAGCAGCGTTGTACGCCATCCAAGAGTCCGCGCAAGTCATTATCTTGTCGAGGTTGTTTAGCACTGGCTGACCAGCATCAAGCACACCGTTCATGCGGTATCGGGCTTGCGTAGCAGAGCCACCACCAGAAGGTGTGTATGTGATCGTTTGATCTGCATATGCGTTCAACGCTGTGGCAGAACTTGCATTCACAAAAGCAGCATCTACAGCGCCGCCATATGCCGCATTGGTAATGTAGTCATACCAAACATCTCCCGGTTTTGCTGCGCCAGTGCTGTTAAGGTAGTGCTTGGCATAAAACGTAATTGGCGACAAGTTAGTTGTGCCAGCGTCTTGGTTGTAGTTCAGCTTAACGATTGCAAAGGCCAAGCCATTCATTTGGCGACCGCTAGAAGGCCACCGCAAAGCCGCATCAATGTCAGCGCCGCCCATGACCACGTTAGGAGCAGATGCGCCGTTTAATGGCGTGATAGTGCCAGCAGCAGTGGATCTGTACAGATTGATGTACAAGTTACCGTTGATCTTTGTGTCTACGTTGCCCGCTTCGTCAGTCAGGCTAACGACTTTGGTCTGGTCTGTGCCATCAAAAGTAACAAGCCTATCGCCGTAATAAAATTTGGTGCTGTCAAACGTAAACTGCCCGTTAGGACTGACGCAAGACACAGCAACAACGTAGTACATTGTTTTTTGGTCAGTAGACAACACAGCGTCAACAAACGTACCGCCAAGATAAGCGTCACCGTACACAATTGGAATTGCGTTAATGCTAGACGGAGGAACTTGTTGCCTTGTGCCGTTGTCTTGTGGGCCTTGACCGCTTTGCCCAAAGACTCGGCTAACAATAAGCGATACAGCAAAGTTAACAGCAAACGCAGCAGCCGTAAGCGCAAAAGAAGCCGCGACCCCTGCTGCTGTTACGCCAGCCGCCGCAGCGACAATTAATGTTCCGACCATCTTTTACTCCCGTACAAACGATGCACCCAATGGGGTGTAACCGCGTTTTGTGTAATCAATTAAAGGGCCATTAGCACTAATGCTTGTGACAACAAAATCAATGTCGCCAGCTTTAAGCATCGCTTCAGCCCTCTCGTCAAATGCTTTCCATAGCCTACCGCCAATTGTCCCATTTCGATGTTCAGGCTCGACCCACCACAACAGTTCATTTAACTCTTTAACCTTTGGCGACCACACGTTACCTTGCTTGATGGCAATCAGTGCGCCGCGCATATTGTTGTCAATGTAAATAAACCCCCTGCCAGCAATGATGCTAAACAGCAGTTCTTCTACATACTTTGGGAAATGATTGCATGGCCTACCTAACGTCTTGATGGGCATCTCGTAAGCGTATGCCTCAACAATCTCAAGCAGCCTTGGAATATCGTATCTTGTCGCTAGTCTTATCATGTTTATGCTTCTGCATTAGGCGTTGTTGTATCTGTTGATTGTGTGTCTGTCTGTGGTGGCTTGCCAAAGTCAAAGTAAGTGTTTGCAATGGTAGCCACACGGTTCATGCTTGAATCGCCGGGATACAAGAACTGCCAACTAGATTGGTTTGTTTTTACACCGCCAAGCCTGTTCTCTAAGATGCGCCGCATTGACGAGCAAGCGATTGAGCAAGTGGCTATGCGTGTACGCAACTCAGAATTAAAATCTTCTGTGATGGAAACACTGTTGATGATGCCTTGATAACGCTTAAAGAATTGCGTTGTAGGCGTTGTAATGATTTGGTTGTTGGAGTCAAAGAACCCACGCCACACCTCAACAAGCGACCCTTTAATGTCGTTGCCCAAGATGATGCCAATGTTTGTTGGGTCGATACCCGTCAGCGCAATGGTCATGTCATCACTGGTTGAGCGCATATCACGCTGCACATCACCTACGTTTAGCAACGCACCAAGATTGTTAAACGTAATGCCGCCAACAGTGATAGGTGCTGCTGCATTGCAGAATGTGTAAACCGTAGCGGCTGTGCCAACCGTCAGCTTTACAAACTCTGCGTGTCTGATTTGTGAGCCGCTAACGGCTGCTATGTCTGTCATGTGATGTATTCCCTAAAAACAAACGCATCATCCCATTGAACAAATGCGCCATCTGTCATTGGGTTCAAAGTATATGTTGGGCAGCGTTCAGCCACAACAGTAAACGTACAAGCATTGCCGATAGATACAGTTGCACCAGATACGGGTGAACCGATCAATGGCCTGTGGATGTTTACAGAAGCGCCAGCAGAATCTTCTGTGATCTTGTAGGTATAGCCACCCACCATAATGAAATCACCCGCCTTAAACGTCCCGTTAGAGGTCAGGGCAAGCGTTTGTGTGTTGGCTGTAGGTGTGCCGTTTAATGTTGCAGTGGTAGCCGTGCCAAGCGTCTTGGTAAACCAATCCAAGTTGTCATTGTTAAACGTAATTGTTTCGGGCAGTTGACGGTCTTTGTTGTCAATGGCTTGAATAATGTCGCGCACTTGTGGGTAGTACAAGTAATTGTGTGGCGTGACAGTAAACACCCAAGGCACTGCTGTGAGGTACTGAGCAACAGTAATGTATCCAGACCTAGCGACTTGCTGACCAACCATTCTGCGGTTGTTTACCGTCATGGACTGCTGGATATTAAAAATGGTTTGTAGAGACATGATTAAGCCCTTCGTCCGTTTGTTGCCAACTGCTTGTTAGCGTATTGGTAGCCAGCCCAAATGGTGTTGCTGCTTTCCAATAGCTTAGTCTCAAACGACTTCACATCAATGGCGTTAATGTAGTTGTTGGTCACGTTGGTTTGACCGCCCATTGCTGAACCCAATTGGTTGTTCGGAATAACTGTTCCATTTGTTCTTGGCACAATTACTTCAGGGCCACGCTCACCAACCATGTAAGGCATCCCCGCATCAACAGGGCCACCATTAGCTCTTGCGCGAGGATTGAAGACGCTTTCAGATATGCCACCAGTAGCACTGTAGCTGGAAACAGCAGTAGCGCCAGCAAAGTTAAACATACTGCTGAACAAGCTAATCATTTGTGCGCGTAGCTGGATGCGGATCATGTCTTGGATAATGCTGCGCGTCAGGTCTTTAAACGACAGCTTGCCAGTGCTGACAAAGTTATCAAGCGCACTGGTCATGTTACCTAACAACGACTCAAAGATTTGAGCGCCGTTTTCCATCTGAGTTGGAGCAAACGCAAAAAATTCTTCTAGACGCTTGTTAAAACCTTTACTTGCGTCACCCTCTTGCATCTCACGCATCACACGGTTACGCTCCCGTGCCAACTCAATTGCTTTTTCAGCAAGTTGGTTTTGATTCTTTATAAGTTGTTCACGATCAGCCTCTAACAAGTTTGTCTCTTGCTGGATGGCCCTAATCTTGTCTTCTTGCTGTGTGCGAATGTTAAAAATATCAATCGCCAACTGTTTGTCTTTTTCGCGCAGCAGTCTTGTTTGCTGTTCGTAATTAAAGATTGTTCGCTGACGATCAAGCGACAAAGATTCAAGCGTTTGGCGTTCTTCAAGTTGTTGATTGGTCTTAAAGTTAAGAGCAACTGTTTGATTGCGTATCTCGCCAATCTTCAGTTCGTTTTCGCGCAAACGTGTTGCTTCACGTTCAGCGTCAGCAGCCAATTGCTTCTCAAGCCTAGCAGCTTCAGCAGCCATGCGCTTGGCTTCTCTTTCAGCTTCTAACCGTGCTGCTTTGGCTTCTGGGCCTTCGCCAAGTATTGTGTTACGTAATGGCCCACCTTTACCGGGGGCTGCAACAAAGTCAGCCCTTCTTGTGGCTGAACCGGGATCGCCCATAATTTGGGCTTGCAGCCTATCAAGTTCAAGTCTGCGCTCAATGTTTCTTGCTTCGTATCGCTTGTTTTCTTCTTGTGCTGCTTTTATGCCTTCAGTAAATAAAATCTTTGTGCTGTTAATCGTGTGTTCAATCTCGGCATTAATTCCCTTAAAGATAAAAATCAAATCAGTAGCCAGCACAGCTACGGTTTGAAACACAACTTTAAATGCGGAACCAAATATGTTGGACGAACCTGAAAGCGTATTGAAATATTCAATGGTTGCAAGTAATGGTGGGCCTAATTCGGTCACCAACACAACCGCCAAATCACGCGAGTGTTTTTCAAAGATGCCAACAACATCAGCAGCATCCTGAAATGCTTTGGCTTGGGCTTCAGCAAAGACACTTGTTTCTGACAAACTTTTAGCCATGCCAACAAAGTCAACGCCCTTTGCGGCCTTGCCAAAAATCTCCATCGCCATTGCGTTACGGGTTATTGGGTCTTCAACTTGACCCAATGACTTTATAAGTTTGTTTTGCAATTCATCAATACTGAGATTGCCAACATCCTTAAGCGTAACGCCAAGCCTTGCCATTGTCTGTTGCGCTTCAAAACTACCTTCAGCAGTTTTATCCACAAAGCCAACAAAGGATGACAGCATCTTTGCAGCGTTACCAGCTTCGCCGCCGTTGTCTTGCAATGCGTTACGCAGTTTTAAAACAGTACCAACAGCAACGTCATTTGCTTTGGCGAGATCAACCACTTCATCGGCGTACTTTAAAGCGGCAATGCTTGCGGCTACCAATGCTGTAGCTGCAATCTTTCCTGATTTTTCCGCAGCCTCGCTAAATTGCTCTAGCTTTTTGGTTGCGCCATCAATGCCACGGACAAACTCAGCACTGTCAATGCCAAGCATTACGCCCAATCGGGCAATCATATTAGCCATCGTTTTTCACCTTAAACCTGTCTTTTACAAATCCCGGTGCTTGGCTCAAGTAGGCAAGCAAGCTGTTGTTTGTCGCCTCTTTTTGCGCCTCTGGCGGCAACGGAGGATAGAGGTAATCATAGGCTGAACCCGCAACATTGGCTAGTGTATAAGGTCGTGATTTTGAATCGCGAACATAGTTAAACACACCAGTTATAAGCGTTCCAAGCATTTCTATTGTCTTGTGATTTCCAATAACCCCGTCTCCGTACATTGTCTGAAGCCGCGCCATCGTTATCCCATCTAGCGCCGCAATTGATTCGGGTGTATGCCCGTTAAAGATCAAAGCCGTTTCAACTTGAGTCTTTAACGAGCCAATCAGTTTCCCCGAGTTTCCTTGTAGTTAGGACTGATAACTTCACCAATCTTTTCGCACAACGCCAACTGAACATTCAAAGGCCACTCAGCCTCAATGTCTTCGTAAGTAATGTCGTTCAGCGTTGCGTCAGCATCTTCTGGAACAAGCAACTTGATGTATTCAACAATCCTAGCCTCGGTCAACGCCTTGTTTCTGGCAGCTTCGCGCAACGACTTGCCTTGCACCAGCACATCGTTTTCCAAAAACTCAAAGCCAGATTCTGTGGCTTCTGGCGATTCGCGGAATTTCTGCAAAGGCTCAACAAGCAATTGATAAATGCTTTCAATCTTTGCTTCGTCAGGATTTGTTATGCGCGTGTAAATCGCGTCAGACTCTGCAACCAAAGGCACACGGACTTTAAACGTAAAGCCGCCAAGTTCAAACTTGCGAGTCAGAATTTCTCGGCGCATCTTGTCATAAGTTGCACCAAATGCGTTGCTGAGTTTTGTCATGTTTTTGCCCTAAATTTTGCAATGTATTTTCGTAGACCTTCAGCCAACCTGTTCACAGTTTCTTGTGATTGACTTTCTAACGCTGGTCTTAGGTATGGCTGTGCTGGCATTTTACTCGTGCCAAACTCTTGTGCAATAGCCCTTGCATCGCTTTTAAAGCCCTCAAAAGACTGCGCTTGGTCTTTGGTTGCGCCTAGCTTAATCATGCGCCTTCTGGTGCGTTCTAGCCCTTTGCCTTCGCTCATGGCTCGCATCTTCTTGCCAGAGGCTGTGGTGACAGCAGCAATCACCGCATCATTGCCTGTGATGTACTTAGAACGCCTATCTTTGCTTGTGGGTCTTCTGGCTTCAACTTGCAACAGTAATCGCAAAGCGCCTGTATCCACTGGTGAATTTTGTTGGGCCAATGCCAGCACGGGTTTCATTGCATCCCTTGCAGCAGGGATCAAGATTTTGCTACGGGCTTTTTTGTCGCCTATCTCTTGAGCGAGTTCGTCAAAGACTTTGATAACGTCACCAAGACCTTCTAGCTTAATGGTAACGCCACCCATGTCATGCTTTCGGTTTGATAATCTTTTGGTACAACTCGTTGTTTAACTCGCTAACGAAATCAACGATCTCGGTTGCTGTCAATTTGTCAGCGTGTCTAGCTGCTATTTCGTGAGCAAGGTTAATAGCAGTCAACTTCTGCTGTTGCCACCCAAACCAATTCTTTGAAGAATCGGATTGGGCTACAAGGAAGTTTAGAAGGTCGTTACTGTCTTTTACTATCATGTCTTGTTACTCTGTTGTATTGACTTCTTCAATAACCACCACAGAGGCAGTTACGTTGTACTTCTTCAGCAAAGCCAAAGCAATTGCTTCGGCTGTATCGGGTTTAGCTGTGGCTTTTGCAAGTTCATCAGCGTCAACCACCAAGCCACGGGCAACAAGTTCAATGTCGCCGTAGCTGGTCACAATTGCTTCGATTGCGTCTGAGACTTTCATCAGTTGTTCGACCAGCCGTACTGGTTGCCTCGCGGATGAACAGTGAATGTGCATTTAGCTTCTGCCCCCGGTTGTGCGTCAATTTGGAATTGACCCACGCGACCGTTAAAAGCGTAAGCAATGGTGTTTGCGCCTTCTACTGCTGCAACCACAAAAGTGCGATCAACAACACCAGAGTAAGCATCAGAACGAATTTGCAACAAGGCTGTATCAGCAGGGTTCCATGCAGCCGTAATGGTCATGCTTGTAGGAGCCGCTTGCACAGGAATCTTGTCGCTTTGACGCGAACCAGCAACACCGAAACTTGCAACCGCATCGTCCATGCCAAAAGCAGGGATTGCCTCAACAGGAACAGCAACACCAGCAGCACCTGTACCGCCAGCAGAAGTGCCAACAATGGTGGCAACTTGAGCAGACCAGACAGACAGGTTAGCTGTTGTCAGAGGTGTTGGTGTAGCCGCCGCTTGCATAAACAGCGAGGCACTAAAACCGGGAAGAACTTTTGCAGGGATAGCCATGATGACTCCTTATGCGTTGTTAGACCAACCGTATTGGTTGCCACGGGGATGGACGGTAAATGTTGCCTTGGCTTCAGCGCCGGGAGCAGCATCAATCTGGAACTGGCCTACACGCCCGTTAAAGGCGTAATAAACGATGTTTGAACCCTCGGTAGCCGAGATGATAAAAGTGCGGTCAATCACGCCAGAATAGGCATCTGCTCGCATCAACAGCAAGTTGGTGTCAGCAGGATTCCATGCCGCAGTGATGGTCATGGAAGTTGGAGCAGCTTGAACAGGGATCTTGTCAGATTGACGCGAACCCGCTACGCCGAAACTGGCCACAGCATCATCTTGACCGAAAGCAGGGATTGCTTCCACAGGAATGATGTTGCCGCTAACAGCAAGAGGGGCCACGCTAGCGACCAAGGACAACTGTGCAGTAGTCAAAGGAGTAGGTGTGGCTCCGGGCTGTGCGTACAACGCTGCCGTAAAACCGGGAAGAACTTTGTTTGGTAAAGCCATTTTGAGTATCCTTTAAAAGTTGAACAATTGTCTTGTCTTACGCCGGGATGTCAATGGTGCAGTCTAAAAAGATCTGCCCCAATTTTTCCTCATCGTTGTAACTGTTATATAACCAATTCACATCGGCTTTTGAAATGTAAAAGCCTTCTGCGGGACTGCCCAATCTTCCGCTGTACCCGTGTAAGGCTTGCAGAATCTGATTTGAGATTGTAAAACCATCTTCAATCTGTTGAGTGAAAATAGAAATCTGAAACACAGGACGATCAATGCCTTTGTTGCTTTGCTGTGTACCCGTATAGACAGGCTGATGCACGTTACGCAACATCCAAGTAATGAACTTGGGCTGCGTAGCAAAGTTACGGTTAAAAGCCGCATACACAGGCACTGGCGTGACAATGTTAGCCAGTTGATACTGGATGGCTTTGCCGTAAACAACAGGGTTTAATTGTGCTGCCATTAGACCGCCGTAACTGGATCAGAACGATAGCAAAGGAAAATAATGTTCATGCGATCATCAGTTTCCCGTGCGCTGTCAATACGCCAATCTTTGCCACGCCATGTGATTGAATAGAGGTTTTGGTTATCCACTATTGCTTTCATGTTTGGCGTGTAGTTCAACGTGAAGTTGGTCATGTCTTGGTACAGACGATACTTCTCCGCAATTTTTAGACTGTTTGCAACATCCGCAACTTTTGCCCGAGTCACAAACCACAACGTTTGAGTTGTTGCGCCTTCACCAAAATCCGACTTGGTAAAAGTCAGATTGTTGATGTTGATGTTTTCAAAACGGGCGATAGACATTCACATCACCAAAGGTTTGTAACTGCGTAAAAGCGTTGTCACGCCAAACGGAATGTCTTTTAGCTGTACCGCTGTTGAGTTGGAACGGTTGTTATACAAGTGCGTTAGCAACAACAAACCAGCTTGCTTGATAACAGGGTAAGCAGACAAAGGGTTTGATACCGTTGTGTACAGCACATTGATTGGCGCAGTCATTACCGAATTAACGTCAGTCGGCAAATTGTTGACAATCACTTTGTTGCCAGATGGGTCGTAGTAGTAACTTGTATTTGTCAGCGCCGTAAACACTGGAGGAAAAGAATCGTTCCAGTATCCGACCGAATCAATTGTTACCCCCGGCTGATTTGGGTAAAAGTTCTGGCTGACTTCAGGCAAGTCAAGACTAATAGGAGATGCCACAAGGCTTTCAGAGCCGTACCAAACCCGATAGCTTACCGGGAAGATAGACATTCCTAAATAGTCTTCAATTGCTTGCCTTGTTGCCAATTCAAGAGCAGACAAGTAAGTGTCTTGGCTCTCGTCTTGAAACAGGTTTAGTTGTTGCGTGATTTCCTCAAGCGTCAACCAAGGTGTGACACTATCTCGGTCAATCTGTTCAACCTTTGCGTAGTTAAACGGATTGCGTGTTTGCGCCCCAAAAGGCGCAGCATATTGATAGTTGTCAACGCTCATGGTTTAAACACCCACAAGTCGAATGCCAGCAAACGGGTCACGCACAGTGCTTACCAGACGTTTTTCCGCATATAGCGTGATAAAGCCGGGACTGCTCTGTTCCATTGCTTGAATGGTCATTTCCTCAACGTCAGCAATAGACACAAAGCGAGGCCAGTTAGCCAAGTAAATGTTAAACCGTCCAGCGCCAGTTGTTTGGATGTTCGGATTGGCAATCACTGGAAAGCCAAAAATATTTTTGACAGCGCCGCCTTCATCACTGCCAACTTCAGCAAACTCTCTAATTGCGGATGTGCCGGGGCCAAGGTTTCGAAGTTCGTGAATTGTTTGCGGATGCATCATCCAAGCCGTGCCGGGAAGATTCCAGTATTGAGCAGGAAACAAACGCATCATGTTAGTAATGTCTGCGTATGCAACCGCCGCTGCTGCTTGAGTGTATGTAGCAATTGAGTGAATACCGTTAGTAATCGCTGTGCCACTTGAACCAAAAGCAGATGCAGTAGCACTGGTGTACATATTCAGACCACGCAGACCGTTCGTACCACCGTTAACAGTAGTAGTCGAGCCAGCTTGGTCATTGTTCAGCACCATTGAAGCGCCTTCAATCTGTGCGAATTCCAGCATCAAATCTTCAACAAGCGTTTCGTTCAGGTAATTTACATCTGACATAACCGCTGAACGAACAGGCAGTTGTGCAGAAATTACACGGGTAGGCAATTGCCAAATAGTCGTGTTGATGTTTGGCGAACCGCTGTTAGGCGTAAACGTATATCCAAACGGGTTTGTTTGATTTGCCGCATTACCTGTCTTAGCAACAAACTGAACGCTTGAGCCAGAGGCAGGGATAACACGCGACATTTCGCGAATGGGGTTTGCAAAGCGCAGTGCGGCAAATGCGTTGTCAAAGTAAGTACGACCACCAACCCCGTCACCAGAGCCTGTGATAGCAGATGCTTCGCGCAAGTCGATTGTGACTTTGTCGCCAGTTTCTAAAGTTTGCTTAATTCCAGACAGGATGCGTTCGGTAATGGTCATGGTTTGCCTTTGTTATGAAAAAAGGCAGGAGCCGTAGCCCCCGCCAATGGCAACAATTAGGTTGCTGTGCCTGTTGAGCGATAACGCACACCAGAGAATGGATCACGCACAGATGTTGCCAAACGCTTCTCACCAAAGAAGGTGATGAAACCGGGCAATGTCTGGTCGTAACGGCGCATGACCATGTTCAAACGGTCAATGATGGTGTGGTAGCGGCTCCAATCAGCAAAGTACATTGGGTACAAGCTAGTAGTGCCAGCAGTGCCAGTTGAGGTTTGGCTTGGATTGTCAACGTACTTGTTAACCACCACATCAAAACCCAATAAGCGACCAACAATACCGTTAGTCTCCAAAGGCTGCATACGCTCAAAGATTGGAGTGCCTTGTGTGTCTGTCAAACCGCGAATTTGAGCAAGCAAAATCGGGTTGATAACAAACTTGGCGTTTTCAGTCCAATACTCTTGTGGCAACGCATACACAAAGTTGATAACGTCTTTGTATGTGATGTTGGCAGCACCAACCGTGTTGACGTTAGAGGTCAACTGGTCGTAAGTAGCCAAGCTGTGCAAGCCAGAAGTGGAGCCAGTGCCGGAAGTGCCGAAAGCAGACACAGATGTTTTGCCACCAGTGTAAGTAGCGTTAGCACCAGCGTACTGATCCAAACCACGCAGACCATCAGCGCCACCAGTCGTAACAGTAGTACCGTCACCGCTTTGGTCATTGTTGGAGATCATGGATTGGGCTTCGCTCTGTGCGAATTCAGCCAGCATATCGTCAACCACGTTTGCTTCCAGACCGTCAATGTCATCCAAAGCCGCAGTACGGATTGGGAACTGGACGTTAATGTCTTTCAACACCAATTGCCAGATGGAAGTGTTTTCAGTTGTTGGCGCACCGTTATTCTGGATGCCGTAGCCCCACTGAGCGCCAGCGTTACCAGTTTTGACACGGAACTGATAGCTAGAGCCATCAGTAGCAACAGTGCGAGACACGCCACGCAGAGGGTTAGCCAAACGCAGAGCAACAAAAGTTGGATCGTAGCCAGTACGACCACCCTTGCCATCACCGCCAGCAGTCAGAGCAGAGGCTTCTTTCATGTAAGCGTCCATCTGGCTTTCGTCTGCAAAGATTTTCAATTCTTTTTCGACACGGTTGCTGCCTTTGTAGAAATCGCTCAGTTGCTCACGCACGGAACGGTTCACATCTTGGCGAACAGTCTTAGCGGGTGTGCGAATGAACTCAGGCATTTGGATGGAAGCAACTTTGGCTTCCAGAGCAGATACCATCTCTTGCATTTCAGCTTTAACAGCTTCAACAGCAGCAGGGATTTTGGCTTCTACAGCCACGATGCTTTCAGCTTGTTTAGCTTCGATGGCATCCAATTTTTCGAGGATAACTTGTGACATGATTTAACCTTTAAGTCGTTTGTCAAGGAGTTTGAGAAGTTCACGTTGCTCAAGAGCCGCGAGAATTTCCGCTTCGGTCGCTTCCGCATCAGAGTCACTCTGTTGAGGCGCAATTTCAATAACTGCTGTCACAGCATCACGCTGTTCCAACACTTTCTTGAATGTTGATGCGGCAGCGACCGCATCGCTCTTGGACAGCCCTGCATCCCGCAAGGATTCTTCCAAAACTTTTAAATCAGCAGAACCATCAGGTCGGAAATATTCCAACTTCTTAATTTCTGCCTTGGTGTTATTTGGGTACATCACAACGCTGGTTTCGCGCAAACCGCCTTTGGTGATTTGGAAATAAGCGTCTTCTGATTGGTCTGGTTCGCCTTCGGCATTGACCATTTGATATTCTTCAGCGTAAGCGCCAACAGAAACCCCGCCAAACATATTTGGGGATTCTTTCATCACTTGGTAAAGGTCTGAGCCAGCAGATGTGTTCATAAACAATCGGCCTGAAGCGTTCATGCCTTCGTCATCCATCTCAATGCTTGTCCACTCACCCACGGGGATAGCGTCAGCATTGTGGTTAACGTACATAGGCAGTGGTCGGCCCATTTCGGCAAACTCTTTAGCCCAATCCATAAAGCCTTCAGCCTTATAGAAAAACTTACGCCCATCAGCGCCTTCTCTTGGGCCAAATGTCGTGATGCGAGCCTCAATCAGACCAGTTGGTTGACCGTTGGTAGCCTTCTCGTTGAGATTTAGCTTGGCTTCGCAGATAAGATTCAATGTCTTCATTGATTGCCCCTAAAGCAATGGATTGGTTATTGTCCTGTATTTTAGGGTGTTGCCCTAGAAGTACAGGCAACTGTTTAGGTCGTTTGACCTGTTTGGCTAATGCTACCAGATATTGTGTATCAGTACGCATGATATATCAAGTAGTGCCAATGTTCATTTTTCTGGTTTGGTTACCGCCACCGCCGCCAGTATCTTGACCGCTTGCGCCGGGGACAGGTTCAGCGTCCTTACCATCTGCCATCAATTCGTCTGCACCTTCCATAGAGGGCAAATTCATGTAATTACGGGCTTCGTTAGGTGTCATTATTCCACCTTTTACGCCAGCAGTGGCAAAGTTCATTTGATCCAAAGGCGCACCCTTGAGGAAATCCTTGGTATCAAACTCAATGCAAAGACTTGGGTAACCTTCAAGCAAATGCTGCGTCAACTTCTGCTGAATGTTGACAATTGTGGGGTACATGGTGGTTTTGTAAAACTCATCCAAAGCCGTTTGGCTGTTGTTAAATTTGCCATCATGGATCCCGATCATAGAAGGCGGTACACCAAACAAACCACAGATACGGCGCATCGTCTGCAACTTCAAAGCGGCAGCATCAGTGTCTTGCAAGGTCAGCATCTCAAGTTTCTGGTACTTCATGCCTTGATCCAGCAACATACCCTGTCCCGGCTTGCTCGGGTCACTGGTCTTGCTGCCTGTCATGTTGTTCCACGCCTCTTTCAGACGGGCTGCAATCTCTTTGTACTTGCCATCAGGAATAACCTGATCGGTAACAAACATACCGCTTGGCTTCGCGCCGTTCTGCATGACAAAGTTGGCGTACAGGTCAATGTCTTGGTCAAGGCCAACCAACTCAGTCGCCAGAATTGCTTTGTTAAAACCAGCCGAGCCTTGCCACGCCATTTCCTTGGTGTGCATGACTTGGAAATACTTGAAATCATGGTCTTTGTTAAAACCATAGCTAGGTGTTGACAGTCGAAAGGTCGGGTAACGTGTTGGCGTGATGGTCACAGCAATCAGCGTTGAGTCCAGCACATACATTTCCAGTGGAGTCTCGGTAGAACTGTTCTGGTCTTTCCTCCACCACAGGGTAAAGGCTTCACCAGACAATTCGTACCACATCAACCACTGATACCAAAACTCATATTTGCTTTGGAAGTTGTTTGGGTTGCCCAACAGCTTGGCAACTTGACGCGCTTTAGCTTTATCTCGCGTTCCAACACCTTCGCCTTTGCAAGCATCAACCAATTTACCGTCTGCCAACTCGGCGCAGATTTTGATAGGCAATTGCGCCAAGGCTCGCGCTTTTACGCCCACACACGACATGATTGTGCTGTTTCGGGTCAGCACAGACATATCCACAGGGCGACCAGCAGTAGTTGTGCTGGCAGTGGTCACATACAGGATTTGGGTGTTAACACCACCACGTTTATCGCTGCCTTGATAAACAATGTTGTTACCAAGGGCTGTCTGACCAAACAAAGTATTGCTCTCAGACTGAGTGTTTTTGCGCTTGAAAATGTCAAAAATCGCCATGATTTCTCCTCAATTGCCTACACTTTACCACTCTAGCGATCTAAAGCCAAATGATTCGCTGACATATACGTTATCCAAATGGCAGTGCAACGCCATAATCATGGCAATAATACCGTCTATCTTGGCTGATGGGTCTGCTTCGTTCTTCCTGACTTTCACGTTGCCGTTCACATCAGTGTAAACCTCGCAGTTTCCAAGCTGCCATCCTACAAAGGGATTGCCATCATGGTGAATAGCTTTCTTCAAAATCAGTTGCTCTGTGGTCTTGGACGGGTTTGACAGCATAGCCATACTCTGCCCAACCTTTTTGACAGGCAAACCTTCAGCGTAAAGGTTTGCTATTAAAGAAGCAGCGTTGTACGGGTCATAACCAAGTTCTTTAACGCTGTGCTTCTCGCATTCTTGCTTAATGTAGCTTTCAATCTCATTCAGGTCGGTTACGTTCCCCGGTGTGAGCCTGAGAATGCCGCTTGCATGAGCCTGTGAAAAAATGCTTCTGTAGTGGTTCGGAATAAAGCCAATAGATTCTTCGGGCAAAAAGAATTGGAACTTGGCATAAAAATCCTCATCACTGTACCTATGCAAAGTACAGACAGCATTCAAATCTCGGGTGTGCGCCAAGTCAAACGCAACAAATGTTGATTCAGGCTGTTTGTCAGGCATAGCCCCAACCGACTCGTCCCAATACCTACGGTCTACCCAAGCTGTGTTGGCAGACACATAAATGTTTAGCTGCTTACACAAAAACTCATTTAGGCTTGCTGGCTTGGCGGCAGCTTCTTCAGCCATTTGTGCAATGTGCTGTGTAGTGACCGATATGCCAAGCATAGGGTTTGCTTTGCCCCACACAGCAGGGTCAGCCCAATTGTCACCGGGGTCAATACTGTACAGCAGCCCAAACCACCTAAAGTTATCAGCAGCAGCACCACGCAAGACATTGCGAAAGTGCGACAAGTCTTCGTAGAACTTGGTTTCCTTGGTAAAGCTGGCAGTTGTCAGGTACATCCGCAATGGGTTTTTTCGAGCGCCCATGCCAGAGTGAAGAACCTCAATTGACTGTCTTTCAATAATCTGAGCAGCCTCATCAATCATGGCGCAAGACGGGTTCTTACCGTCACCTGTTTTGCGGTTCTCCCGTGACAGCGCACGGTAGGTAGAAGTCGAATCGCCAGCTTTCTTAAGTTCACTGCGGTAGGGAATAAACTTAGCCGCCAGTTCTGGCTTCATGTTCTCTACGATAGCTTTGGACGAATCAAAGCAAATACTTGCCTGATCCCTGTTGGTAGCTAAAGTAAAGACTTCAGCACCAGCATCGCCAAACTGCAACTCATACAGCGCAATGATGGATGCAATGGTTGTTTTGCCTGACTTGCGAGGCACGAACAAAATTACATCAGTGACGTATCTATAAGTGTGGTCTTTTCTGTCTCTGAACCCGTAGATGCCCGCCAAGTACATGACCTGAAAAGGCTCAAGTTCAATTGGCTTCCCGGCATCTGGCCCTTTGACATGGCGGCAGAATTTGACGAATTTGAGGATGTGTTCAGCCTTGGCAGGGACAAACTCGTAAGACGCATCCTTACGTTCGACCATATCCAAAAACCGCTGGCAAGCTAGTTGAACATCCTCACACGCCTGAATGTCACCCCTAGTTACCGCTACCGCATACTCAAACGCAGGGTTAAGCAGTGGCGAATAACTCATCTACATCACTCACTTTAGCTTTTAACTTTGGGCGACCACGGGCCACAAGGCCAAGTTCAGCCAGCAGCTTTACAGCCTTGTCAGCCATCTCTGTGCGAATTTTGTACCAAGGGCTTGTGGCGTTTCCTGATGTATATACAGATGTGTGGCCTTGCTCACGAATATTAATTTCTGCTGTCAGCATACTGTCAACAGTAATAACCAGTGCGCCAACCAACAGTTCGTCAGATGCCGTAAGCGTTCCTGTCGAGGCTTCGACTTCTGCTCGGATAGCTGTTTCAAACGCAGCCTTGTCCCATGTGGACGGGTCGTTTAAGTAGCCAAGGATGTGACGAGGTTTTTTTGCCATAGGGGAAATTCCTTTTGTCTTGTCCACGCAAGGGTAGCACATTCAGGGAAATCCTATACCCCCTGCTGACTTTTTATTCCTCCGTTAAAAAG